AGTGGTTAATCCCATCTGCCGCATTAGGTTTCCAAATACTACTCATGTTAGTCGCGAAAATAGTAAGATATAAATCGGTTATAGGTCTATTTAAATTATCCGATAAAACACCAACATCTAAATCATTATTAAAATTCCATTCATAACCTTTATATTCATTTCTCCAAACCGGATGACATATCTTACTTACAGGAGAATCCTTATCTAAAAAATATTTTTCTCTTTTAGTAAAGATGCCTTTTTGAAATCCCGTGGTCCCCATAAAATAATCTTCTGGATTGGTGAGAAGTTTGTGAATATGCACGTAATAATCACATAAAGTTTCTGCACTATTTTGTATGTTGGTTATTTTTCTAAAATTACCTACTTGTCCATCTGGTGGTAAGTTAGATGCTGATGGTTCTCTTAAAATAATATTAAAAATATATTCTTCCGTGTTGTAATCTACACTTCCTAAAGAAAATACTTTATCAAACACTTCTCCATTTATATCTGTTAAAAGAGTAGAGCCATTTATGGCGTTACTAGTCCCACCATTACCAATTCCTTGGTCAAAAATTACATGGTCTTCAGCACTTAAACCATGTTTAACAGGACAAATAAATTGTAAGGCTGCTTTACCTTGTATTTCTACATTTTGAGTATAAAAAGGAATTCCAGATTGTGCTTCAAACTCAACACCTGTTTGTGTTGTATAGTCAGTTAAATACCTCATAGGTTGTTCACTATCATGTCTATAAACATATGATTCATATAAAGCCCAAGTATCTGTTTTTGCAGAAAATTCATTCCATAAGTGCTCTGTAGTTAACCCAAACCAAGGTTGTATAACTCCTTGGGGTATAAAATCAAAAAACTGGAAGGATGGGTAACCAC